GTAGGAGTGGCATCGTCAACGGTGCCATAAAGACCCTCGCCCGAGAACTTGATGCGCCAAGGTGCGTCAACGCCGCCCGTGATCTCAAGCGCACCAAAGCGGCACCCGTTGTATTCGTGACGCAACGCAGCAGCGGCCCCACCAAGTTGGTACTTGTATGCGTACAGCGTAGATGAGCCTTGAGCCGCTAAGGAGTTATAGGCATAGGTAACGCTAGTTGCGGCGCTGATAGTCTCGGTCATGCCTGACGATGTGAGCAAGGGACCGAAGTGAGGCGCGGTGCCAGCGGTTGCGTGGCCGACGCATTCAAATTCAATCTCAAGAGGGACCGAAACAGAGGCGATCTGCTTGCCTACGACACGATGCTTGGCATCAACGCGGGGCTTTTCGATCTCCGCGATGTTCGGGTCATCCTTGTAAGACACAGGCATCAGCGCATTTGCGCCAACGGTAGGCGTCGGATCGGTTGCGTATGTGACCTCGGCTTTTGCAAGCAGAGTCAGGAGGCGTGCTTCAATAGGCATATTCTAGACCTCAACTAAATGAGATGGGGTGGTTTACAAAATGATCAAATTTCACGATTAGTTCTATGGTTTCGTCGTTGGCTTCGTAGCCGCGCCCATAGTCTGTCAAGCCTTCTGCCTGCCCGCGCTGCCCGATGCTGCTCGCGCTTTCGTCTGTCTCGACTTCCAAGTCTACGACGCGCGCTTTAATGGACCCGCTACTGTGATACGCTCTCCATTTCTGCATTATCACTTGGCGCGCTGCTGCCCCGTAGACCTGCGCGTCGGTCTCTGCCGATGCCCTCTCCTTTGGACTCCATCGAATCCGCACGCGCACAACGTTGGTCATGCGCCTAGCCGCTCCCACATTGACGAGCCTTTGCCCGTAGACACCAACCCCATCAACGAACACTTCACACGAAGGCGAGGAATCACGGGGCAGAACTCGGCTTTTGCTGTAGCCATGCGTGCTGTCTGGGGTGGTGAGGGTGTAGCCAAGGGCAAGGTCGGTTGCGATGGCGGTAACGGCGGTTTGCCAGTGGTTCTTTAGGATGTCCACAACCATATCAACGACAGCAGCCGCGCCGCTGATCAGTGAATCACTCATACGCTCTGACCTCCTAAGCCCTGCTTGTTGAGGGTTTCATTCATGATGCGGTCAAGGCGGTCAAAGAACTGAGGCTCAAAGGTCCAGTTACGGAGCGACTTTCTCCACTCGGCGCGCGATTGATCTCCCTTGTAATTGATCCACCCGTATGTGAACTCAAAGCCCTCGGGTGTTTTGCGCCACGTTGCGATGATTAGGCTTGTGGGTGAGGGTATGGGCGAGAACCAAGTCGATGTGATGACGATTTGACGCCACTTGGTTATCTGCGAGGTCAACACGCCTTGGATGCGCTTGGCCAGTTGTTTTTTGAGCACCGGCGTCAACTCGGACAGTTTTTGCCCTGACTGGGAGTGCGTTATCTTGATCACCAGCGCCTCCCTTGCTTCCAAAAGCCCGCCTGCCCACGCCGCCCGCTACCACCCGCCCGCGCTGCACCCAACATCTCTGCCCGGTCAAAGTCATCATCGGACAGCGACTCGTTATAGTCGCGGATCATCTTGGCTACGCGGTCGCGCTCAGCCCGTGCCGCTATCGCAAGCTGCGGGTCTTGTCGTGTCATGGCTTGTGCGATGTCTGACGTAACCGCCGCCTCGATATACTTCGCGCAAATGCTATATAGGTCGCTTGCTGAGTCCACGTCGTCAGCCTCGCGCCCTAGTTGCCTGAGCAAAATGGCGAGTTCTGAGGCCGCCATGTCCACCCAGCGCCCGATCTGCGTTGACCAATCCGAAAACGTATTGCCAGCGAAACGATATGCGAACTGCGTATAGGTTACGCCGAATGTTGGGGCCATTTCTCCACCTCCGCGCTCACGATGCGCTCTGTCACAATCCCGCCATCCCAGAGCCGCGATTCAATTTCAGCCCAGGTTAGTTTGCCCGCTTTCACTTTGGCGCTAAGAGCCTTCAACTTCTCAAGGTCAACGTTGACAACTATCTCGACGGTCGTTTTCTCTGCCATTTGCCCTTGACCTCCTGAGCCAGTGTGGGCTATCGTGCCGATTGTACCCCTGGTGGGGGGATGGTAACGCCAAGCAAAGGAGACAGTATGGCGAACAGGCACCCTAAAGAATGGAGCGGCGCGTCTGACAGGCTCAGGCAGATTCTAGCGTCGCGCAGGTTAACCAATGCCGACCTAAATATCATGGTCGCAAAGGCCACAGGATCAACAAGAACAACAACGAAAGTTAGAACCCGTGATGTGTTTAGTGGTCAGATTGTGGTGTCTTATGTGTGGGTCGTGGTTGCCAATGTGCTGGGCTTGACACTGCGGAACATCCTTGACGATTACCGTTGGGCTGATGCTTGTCAGATCGCATACGCCGATTGGGTCGAAAACTCAGACCTCGGCAAACGAACCGAACGCAACCGCATCTCTCAAGCCATCTGGACAAACAAGCTCACGGGCGAACAAATAGACCCGACCACCACATCACAAGCCAAGGAAGAACAACCCATGAAAGCACCCACCACACAGACCAAACCCTTCCCCACCCCTCCATTCGCGCCCATTGTCGAACTTGCCGCTCAGTTTGAAGTTGCACAGAAGCGCCTCGCGGCCGCCGCCGCCGAACACAAAGCCGCACAAGATGCACTCGAAACCTTGCGCGCTCAACTTGCCGAAGCAATCAAGGCATAAATGCAAAAAGGGGAGAGGTTGCGCACCCCTCCCCCATTCATCACCAGCCCCCGGCCCGATTTGTTACGGCTTCGGGTCTTGCTTTGGCGCGGGCAGTGCGGCGCGCACAAGGCAATCTTTGGCCTCAAGCAGTTTGCGTAAACCTGCCGACTTCTCGGCACCATCAGGCAGCGTGTCGTCAAACAGCTTAGCAACATCACCAATGGGCTTGCTGACGGTTTGCAGATGGGGAGGCAAGTGGGCGTACTCGAAAAAGCGCATGATTGGACTAGACAAGGTAGAGCCTTTTGTGTGTGAAAAGCGGGCGCTTGTGATTGCTCAACAGAGGCGCTCCGCATTTATTGGTTAGGGCGTGAGATCAAATGCGAGGATCTTGTCAAGGTCGCCAAGGTAAGGCGCAAACACGCCCTGAACCTTGATCCAGTGCTCCCCGGTTTCGTCCTCGGCCCATGTGTGGGTGCTGATGGACTCGGTGGAGAGGGTCTTATCGGGCTGGATCAGAGGGCATGTGCAGGTGCCGAGCACGTCCTCACCGCCGCTCAAGTCGAGGAAGGTCATGCGATCCTCGGCCCAGTAGTAGGTCTTGGTGCCGTTGTCGGTCTTGTAGTGCGATTTATGCACCAACACATTGACAGTGCCGACGCCGCTGGAGATCAAGCCGAGGGGCAGTTCGATCAAGCCGCCCGGGAGGTTGCCGCGAGTTGCGAACTCGCGCAGTTTGTCGTTTTTGGCGAGATTGCTCCACGCTTGGAACGACATGACAACGTGCGTTGGATCAGCGCCCGCTTGGTCAACGAACGCTTTGTACATCGCGCCGAGGGCGGCTGGGATGTCGGTGGAGGCAGTGGCCCATGACGCGATGGGGGCGGTGCTGTTGAGAGTGAGGCCCGTGGTGATGGTATTGGCAACACCATCGACCGTGCGGGTGTAGGTGGCGCTGGAGATGAGGGAGCAGCAGTCTTGCTCGCGTTGGCGCAGGATTGCGCGGGTCAACTTGTCAATCTTTTTGTTGACCATTTGGTTGACAGCATCGCTCGTATAGACATCTTCCGCCGACATGCCGGGCATGCGGAAGCGGGCGAGGTCGTTGGGGCGGATGCAGTCTTTGACCTGTTGGTAGATCATCTGGACGATGATCCGACCTTCGCGGGTGTGGACCACGCGGTCAGCAATGCCGGGCGCGGCATGGAATCCAGCGAGGCGGCGCTCGTTGTATTCGGTGTCGAAGGTGGCCAACTCCCCAGGCACCATGCGGGGAGATCCGCCTGTGGTGGAGAGGAACAGATTTAAGACCGGGAAGTCATCAAGGGCGCTCGCAACATTTTGTTGAATCACGCCCGCGAGGACATCCCGCTGGAGCCAGGGTGCATTACTCATCGGGATTCCTCCTTACTTGTAGACGATCAAGCAACCGTTGCCGATTGTCTGGGTGTCGGTTTTGATGTAGGTATTGAGCTTGATCACGGCGTCAGCCTTGTCCTCATCGACCACGCCTTGATAAACCAAGAGGCCGCCTTTGTCGTGAGCGTCAGCCGCGCCAGTTTCGTCAAGGGTGTCGATAGTGAACACGTCGTCACGAAGGAAACCGCGCGCCGTAGCCGAGCCGTCCTCGACGTAGATGTAGTCGCCAGTATCGTAAGTGATCGCGCCGCCGCTGATCGTGAGGCTGGGAGTGGCGGTGTTAATCGCGGTGACGGTGCGGCCAGTGGCGAGGGCAGCAGAGCCGCTCACGTCGTAGGCTGTCACGGTGTCGCCAACGAAAAAGCCAGCAACGGACGCCATTGTGACGGTGGTGAGGGAGCCAGTTGCGCCCACGACTTGCTTACCAACGGGGCGAAACTTGCCCGTTGCGGTAATTTCGCCCATCGCGGAACCTGCGGCGATGCGACCGAAGTTGGTTGTGCCGTTGCCCTTGAGAATCTGTATCGACTCCTGAGCATCGACCTTAATGAAGATCACTTCATTTGTGTTGCCAGCTGAACCTTCAACTTGGCGATCATATCCAAAAGACATGGTTTATATCTCCTTAGACTTTGCGAGTCTTTGTGGGGTCGTAGGGTTTGCCGGTGATGCGCTCAACCGCTTCTTTGACTTGCTTTGCGCGGTCGGATTCGGGCGCTTTGGCTGGAGGGGGCGCGGCACCCTCGCCAACTTGTTGGATGGGGAGCGCGGCACCAGCGCCAAGGCTGACGATCAGTGCGCTTGCGGCGTCAAAGCCCATCGCCTTGCGCGCGGCTTCAAACTGGACGCGGGCGGTGGGGAGGATCTTGCCTTGGGCAACCGCCGAATCTAACTCGGCTGCGAAAGCCTTAGCTTCGCGCGCATCAAGGGCGTCGGTGAGTTGCTTGATCTGCGCGGCCTGCGCGCTGATGGTGTCTTCGAGTTGCTTGATTTGGGCGCTGTAGTCGGGTGCGCCCGCCTGTGGTTCTGTCATGGCTTGCGGCCTCTGGGGTGCTTGGTTATCTAAGATAGCGACATCCCGAAACGCGGGGTCACTAATGAAAGCATTGTGGACAATTCGCAGCGGGCCAACAGCAGTTTGGGTGCCGTCTTTGTTATCGATCCAACGCGCCGCCGCAATCGAAACGCTAAACCTTCGCAGGCGACGTTGAACAAAGCGCACCATCGCGTCAGGATCGGTCAATTCGTTGTCGAGAATGAGGTCGCGCCCACCGCCCTCGCCGTCCCGCACCTCCCCCTCCGCTACAAACCCCACCGACTCCATTGGATCATCGGTGTGTTTTGGCATTAGGTCGGCGTTGGATGCGCTCGACGCCAACTCGGACACCTGCTCAGGAGTGAGATTGACGCCGTGAAGGTTCCCGCCGCCAGACGCAAACGCTTTGATCTTGAAGCGTAAGGCTGTCACCTCGCCCGCACGAATGGCGCGCACAAGGTCTGCCCGCTCCTCATAGGTGAGGCTTGCGGGATTGACCCGGCGCACCATACTTGACGCGGGCGCGTCGCCTGTGATGAATGTGTCACCGCCGAATGCGGCGAACTTGCGAACCATGCTCATCTCACTCCTCCTGAGCGTTGCGCTCGCATGAATAATGAGAGAGAATGTGTGGGCGCTAACACCTAGCGCGCGTGGTTTTTGATAAGTGAGCGCGCACTCAAAAATAAGGGACCAGTGATAGAGCGACTAATCCGACTACATCTTGACGGCGACACATCGGTTTATGAACACCTTGCCCGCGAATGGGAGCGACGGGGCGAGCGGTGGTGCGGCGGTGTCAGCGAACCGCCGCCCATCCTAACCTTGGAGGCACTGCGAGAATGGGCAGAGGCTAAGTTTTCTGCGGATGGGCTGACCGCCGTTATTGAGGAGAGCGGTTACGACGGTAAACCAACAGTCTTTTTGCGTGAGGAGGGTAAGTGCGTTGCTCACCTTACATTGGGGGTTTGCCGCGTGTCTGCTGACTGCAGGCCTTGGTTTCGGTTCTTTGACGGACCAGCCCACCGAGCAACAACAGCCAACCGCACAAACGGAGAGGACTTTTGCTCCAATTGGCATGTTGCCAGAACCGACAACGGAGCCATGCAACTAATCAAGGAATGTTGGCCACGGGACGGCCACGTCTGGAACGTGGACCAATACCCGCTTGACCTCTGCCCCATCACTCCACCCCATCAGGATCAACAACCGACTCCTGCTGAGGTGCCGTAACAGTCCCGCCCTGTGTGCCGCCTTCACCTGCCCTCTGCCCACCATCCCCGCTTGCGCCCCCAGGTGCGGCAGGTTGGGTCGTCAGATCACCCACCTTGAACCTCTCCTGCGCCCACTTATCGCGTGCCTCGCGCTCCTCTTGCGTCAATGCGGGCATGTCAAGTGCGAGCCTCACCTCATCCTCAACACCACTGGTGTACCAAAGCCCGCCAAACTGCATGGCCTTAACGATGGAATCAACCCATGCTTTGGTGTCCTGGTTCTCAAGACCACGCGCCACAAGGCGAGGGTAACGAAACGAGCCATCGTGCGAGATATTGGCATCGACCATAGGCTTAATGAGTCCGGTCCAGGGTCGCCCCGGTTGACCGTTCAGAACCTCGGCCAGCCCGCCCGCGATGGCATCAATGGAGTTGTAGAGCAGTTGCCCCAGGCTGCTTGAGAGGGACGCGGTACCGTCGCCACCAACACCAAGCAACTGAGCCAAAAACACAGTCCTGATTTGACTGTCGCAATAGTTGAGCATAGCCTCGGGGCTGTCGGCTTGCGTGTTGGGAAACTGCTGTGCGATCTCCCATCCCTCGGGTTCTTCCATCCAGCCCGCGCCGTCACTGAAGTTGCCGTAGATGTCAGCCAGCGAATCAACGTCCTCAATCGAGCACGCGGGCGATGTTCGCAACTCCGTGTCATATCGGCGCTTGAAGGTGACAACGCCATTTTGCACAAGATCACCCATCGCCTGAAAGCGGTTGAGTAAATCCTGTTTTGCCCTCCACCATATCCAGGCGGGTCGATAGATAGACACCCCCTCTGGACAGCCTTCTGTTTCGTCGTAGGTGTATAAGAGCAACTGCCGCGCAGGTATCGTGACCGTTGAGGTCTGGCCGAGCAAGCGACCGAGCAGTCCTTGGACGCCGCCGCCCGATGTCGTTTCCTTCGTCGCTTGGATCATCCCGGCGAGTTCGTCACCGTCCCACGCCCAACCCCAGACGCTCTGTGGCGCTCGCCAGCGTACACGCGACGGCACCATGACCTGTACGCGAGTCCAAGCGCGGCTCTCCCATGTCACCTCAAACGGGGCGAACCCATAGGCGAGGGACTTAACCGCAAGGCGCAAGTGATATGGCAGCCCGCCGTAGAGCCAAGGCTCCCGACCGTCCAGGCCAAAAAAGCGGTTGACAAGCTCCACGGCCTCGGCTTCCTTGCGGGTGGGTTTCGGAGGAGCCTCAACAACCCATCGCGCACGACTGATCTCACGGGATACGAGCGCAAGGGTGCCTGCGACCGTGCCGTCAGTACGGAGCATTTGGTCAAAGATGCCGGGATCTTCCAAGAACCCGCGCGCCTTATAGGGTGCCAGGTCCTTGTTGCTTTCCTGCGACCTGATACCATGCTTATCGGTGGGGATGCCAACGCGACCAATGGCGCGGGTCATCTCCAATGGTAGCGCCTCCTCAATGGAGGCAAAGGTGCGGGTGGGCGGGGTTGCGGATATGGGTAGCCGACGCATGGGGCGAAAGGTCCGGCGTGATTGCGTGGCGGGCTTCACATTAGCTTCACTCATTTCTCTTCTCCTGAGCCTGTCTTGACTCAAGCGCAAACCTAACAGATAAAGAGGTGGGCTAACGCTAGCCCAGTCACACAGCACCGTGAACATGCGAGGTTCGTCTATGCGTAAACTATCCCGTGATAAACTCAACCAAAAAACAAAGCTCCGACCCATGCAAAACGTCCCAGCGGAATTTGCGATTTATCCATTCGTTGTGAACCCATTTGATGAGAACGGGAAGGCAAAACTACCAATCCAGGCATGGAATAGTTTTGGTCCTGCTTGTGTGGCGGCACTTGCACACATGCGAACCCATGCGCCAGAGATTGCGGTAGTTATCGACATGCGAATGGGCGAGGTGTGGCAGCCGGATTGGATTGAGAGTCATGTTGACTTTGCTGTGGGTTTAATGAACGCCACCCCATCCTCGGATTTCATCACACCTTGACCCCTCCCCCCATCCCCCCTATCCTCCCATCATCATCCCAAACCAGGGATGAGCCCTCACCCCGCTAACCAATCCCATAGCCGGTCGATCAAAAGACCGGCACTTTCCCGCAAGGAAACACACCCCATGCACACCTACACCCACATCACCCTCTCCCCCCACTACGTCAACCCAACCCACACCATCACAAAGCTCGCCAAGACCCACTGGCAGATCACCTCCCCATCCCTCCCCCAACCCCTCGACTTCCCCTCCTACTCTGCCGCCCGCGCCTACGCAGCAACGCAAACCTTTACCGCCCCCATTGCCGAAGTGGCGAAGGTTGAACCTGTCGCAACCGTCGAGCCCGAACAGCCCAAGTTCGACGAACCCCCTGTTACAACCGAGCAGCACATACGCGCCTTGATCGCCGTTGCCGAAACCCTGCCCGATCCCACGGGCTGCATCGCCCTCGCAATCCAACAACTTGATGGGATCGCCCTATGTGGCCACCTCGTCGACTCCGAAACGGAAGCGGGCAGCGTCGCCGTCGATAACATCCGCGCCTATGTGAGCGGGCTGGGATCGACGTTTGACCGCATTGCGGAAGCCTATGGGGTCGGCAAGGTGGAGGTGGAGAGCATGCGTCTAGGGGTGGTCTTGGATGATCTGCGGGACAGGCCAGAGATCGTGCGCTGGGTGGCTCAGACGCTCATTACGGGTGAGGACTCATGGGTGGGGAGGCTGGGCATTGAGTGCGCCCTAATGAGGGGGTGCAATGGTGGCTTCATGGTGGGGAGAGAGGCTCAGGAGAGTAAGAGTGAGGACGTGCCCGCCGGCGAGCAACTCAACAGACTGAGCGACTCACTCATGCGCATGCGTGGCGTGGCCGAGGTGAAGCGGATGCCTGACCTTGACCAGTGGCGCTATGTGTGGGGGATGTGCTCAACTGATGCGTGGGATGATCGGGTGAGGGAGGACGTGGGGGAGATGATGAAGGGGGGGGGTGGGGAGGCTGCATCTACCTTGCTACTTCCTGAGCCAGAGCATCGGCTCCCGTTAGATGGGGGGCGCGCCTTGGTGGTGAATTGGTCAGAGGACGTGCGACCGGATGGAAGCGCATGGGGGAGCGCGGCTGTCTGGCTTGATGACGCGTCGGGGCTGTCCCTGTTGGCGAATTGGACGCCGCATTCGGGGATTGGTTGGAGATCGTCCAGTGTGCAAGGGGTTGACCTCGTCGCATTGGATCGATTGTTGGAGGTCATCA